TCATAGAACATGGCATCAATGATAAATCCTACATCTCTTCCACACTTGTCTGCGTCATATCCAGGAATGCTTCCAGGATTGAGTTGATCGGTGATATAGCCTAAGACTTCATTTTGTATAAATGTCCTATTGGCAATGATGATATCTTTAGCATATGATTTATCAGTTACCAACCCTCCTGGATTAGTATAGGTAATAACAGTCGACGGCGTACCTGATTCTATGATATAAACGATCTTGTTGAACAGTGTGGTCACAGTCGCAGCACTGGCCACATAGGTAGTGCTACCATAGATAGTATTCAAGACAAGGTCTCTTACTTTCTTGATAGCAGCAAGTGTCTGACCTTTCTGATAGCTAGTTACCACTCCTGAGTAAGATCTTAGATATGCATTGGCTGCGGTCACGGTTCGATATGTAGATCCTAGTACTAGGTCATCCATGACCGCATTAATCATGAGATCCACGTCTCTCTTACATTTTACTGTATCAAATGTAAAGTTTCCATCGAATGGTTCTATGTCTGCGGCTATCTGCGCATCGATCCAACCGACGATTTCTTCTTGGAACCATTGTTTGTTTAGATATAGTAACTGTGCTGCTGCCTTGTAGTTTCCAGCGTTAGAAATAGCAGGATATACTCTATTGGCAGGATCTGTTAGATAATGTCTTGCAAATAGTTGTGTTGACGTAGTGATGCTGTCAATAGTAGAATCTCTACGGAATATATCAAATGCCCAAGGACTTGAACTAGGTCCTGATCTAGGCTTAACTAAGACACGTCTGAACTCGTCACCGATCAATGAAACGTTCTGTGATACTTTCAAAGGAAAGTTTTCTTCGTAGATACCACTTTCGATAAAAATAGTGATCTGTATATTTTTAGTAATGTCACCATAGCTTATAGCTTCACCAATCTGGAAAGACCCATATTTGATGTCAACGTCAAACAGTTCATTTCCCTGATTATCCATAGCACCAGTATGTGTTAGAATCTGTGCTAATGCTCCCGAGGTTTCGCCTCGCATGTATAATCCAGGTCTAATATCTCTAGTTGCTAGAGCAGTAGGCGTATCTACCGAATAGTTTCCAGTAAAGTCTGTGAGCTTACCTGCTGTATAGATAGCGAACGTTGGAAGGTTAGCCACGACACTAGGAACGCTGGTAAAACCAGAACCTGGATCAGTGATCGTAACGCTTTGGATAACTCCGCCGACTACGTTTGCAGTACCAAATGCGCCAGATCCTCCACCGCCAGTAATACGTACAGAAACAAGTCCAAACCCACTACCACCATTGGAAATAGCGATGTTGTTGACCTTATAGGTTACATCAAATGTTGCGCCTGCGCCGAATGTTACTTTGGTTGTGTTTGAGGCAGTACTAGCTACTGATAAGTTACCTGGAATCGCACTATAAACACCTGAACTTAGTATCTTAAATGTTATTAGAGAACCCGGAGTGGATGCTGTACTGAGCACCTGTATCTTACAAGGCTGGCCACCGGAGGCGACTGTACCACCATCTAGGGTAATAATATCGCCAACCCAATAGTTTGAACCAGGAGCGTTGATCGTTATCTTATCAACGCTCATTAGGGCAGCGCCAACGAAGCCCGAACCGGAATCGTTTGAAATACTGATATTGCTTAGAGTACAGGTTCCTGCGCCATTATTATAAGTTAATAGCTTTTTGTATGGTCCTATCTCTACTCTAGATTCGTTTACTAGTTCTTCTGCACGTTTTAATGCAGCTTCTATTGTGCGATAGGCATAGGCAAGAGCTCTACCTTGTAGTTCGTCGCTGACTCCAGGACGTGCATCAGCACCGCTAGTTGCGACATATAAGTTTGCGACAGAACCAAAAGCACTGCTGTCTACGTAGGATTTTGTTGCTGCGATCAATCCATCATAGGTTTGATCATCTTCAGGCTGTGGGTTTCTTGACAAAATCAACGGACCAGTCATTCTTCCGAATGCTTCGTTGACTTCACCTGTGGCAGGATCTATAGCATTAATACCTGCTCTAGCGATCTTGCTGTCTACGTATCCTTTGTTTGCTGCTTCGCCAGATGCAACAGGAGTTGTAAGATCAACGATTCTGTATTGATTACCACCTGATGTTGCGCTAAGATTTCCACCTAGCTGTGGATATCTATCTGCTGAAATCGCAGAGAAAATAGCGTTAAGTCTGATTTCATTAGGATTAGATGTTTGATCTACGCTAATGCCAACGCCCGGAACTAGCTGTTTAAACTTTAAACCTGTAGTAGTTTGGTTAACAGTTACTAGCGCACCTTCTTGACCTACATAGGAAGTAGGAGCGTCTGATAGTCCTGTAAACTTTAGTCTTTCACCGAGACCTAAAGAACTGTATAGTTCGAGAAAGTTGTCGTTGACTTTACTAAAGGAGTCGCGAATACTATCGCCTGTGCCGTCATTACCAACCGCACCAATATCAATGATTTTTCTTGCCATGGTTTATCCCAAGAATAGCTTATATCCATTATTTAGCCTAAACTTTTATAAGCCTAATGTAAATACCATATGTACTTGGGAAAAGAAACAGAATTAAATCAATATGTAAGAACCAGCAAGCTCGGTAATGAGCATGTTTATTATCGTCGAAAGACTCTGGCTATCTTCCGTTGTGATAACTGTGACGAAATCTTTAAAAGAGATCTAAAAAAGATGCATAAGAAAAGATTGAGCAACAATTTTTTCCATTGCTGTTCGAAGTGTGACTCTAAACGTTTTGCGCAGAAAAAAGGAGTAGAACAGAAAAAGATATGGGATATGCCTGCCAGTACAGAACTTCCTGTGGCCAAGTATTGACAACTAAATAAAGCACAAGGAGATTTACTATGTTAAAGCTATTAGCCAAACTTTTTGGAGCCAAGAATACAGCACCAGCTGAGCCAGAGGCACCCTATAAAGTAGAAGCACCTGCTCCAGCACCAACGCCGGTCGCAGAACAGGCAGCTCAGGCTGTGGTAGAAAGCATTGCACCTGCCAAAAAGAAAGCACCTGCCAAAAAGACTGGTGCTCCTAAGCAAGGTGCTGCTAAAAAACCACGTAAGCCTAAATCAAAGCCCCAAGCGTAAGGCTTGCTGATGTAGAGCAAAACTAGCTAGATTTTTAGCTTTGCTCTCACACATAATATCAAAGCTGTCTCGGAAACTCAGAGCCCATTCATTAACTGCTGTATTCCAGTAGAAGTTAGAGTGAGCTCTGAGTTTCGCTTTTTTGTAACCTTCGGAAAGTAGTTTGTGATAGTCGGGCAATGTTTGATCGCAATGATCTACGAGAACATCTTCACGACTAATAGAATAATGCATGACAGGCCTAACACCCCGCCAGCTCTCAACCACCATTTGAACACGCGAGTCCATGGGTTGTATATATTCCCCGCTATGTACCCAATGGTGATGTACATCCATAACCACAGGAACGATATCGCTAATACTAAGGCAAGTTTCAAGTCCATGCGTCATTTCCTCATTTTCGATAGTGATAGTGTTACGTGCTTCGGGTGTTAAGCGGCCCAATACAGCACGTATTCCATCGGGGCCTCGTCGACCCGCGATATGAACGTTGATTTTAAAGTCCTGAAACGTTTGGCCAAATCCCATCCAGCGAGCCATGTCCACATGATATTCAAACTCCTCTATAGATCGGCTGACAATATCATCGTTATCACTTGCCAGCACAGTAAACTGACCAGGATGAAAACTGAGCCTAACACGATTCTTGCGAGCCAAATCACCGACGGCTCTGAAATGTCTTTCGGCGTAATCTCGCACATCGGGAGTCCGCCAAAACCAAGACCAGCTTGGCTCAGTGTACACAGGAAGTATATCGCTGCTGAGTCGTACCATTCTAAGATCTTCATCAAGTGCTCCTACACGTTCTACAAGAAGACGTGTGGACTCAATGTTTTGTTTCATGAGAGACCATAGTTTATCTACAGCCACGTCCTTGGTTTGTCTATTTAACCAAGCTACGGTAGTAGTTCCGGTGTTGTAGATCTTGCACTCATCTTTAGGCTTAATGCCATCTACCTGATGAGGGTGATCGATCCATTTGCAAGCGAAGCCAATACGTTTAGTCATAGTATTATTATACAATAAATCAACGCCAGTTGTCAATGATGAAAGGATCCATTACATCTTCTGGTTTTGGATCTCCGTGGAATACTAATACGCTACATTGTGCAGGTATAGCGATGTCTTTTACTTCTTTGAATACACGTTTGGCGTTTATATAGACTAGCTCTTCTTTGGTTCTTATTTCCCATTTATAGCTCATGATCCATTCTAATGGCCAATATTTGATATAAGACTTAGATATGCTGTAGATCCAATCTTGATCCCCGGGCATAGACAATGCTTCTCCGGGATTTTCTTTAAACTTTGCCCATATGATAGACTGTGATCCTTTAGTCCAACTCATTACTGAACTGTTTAACACACACCAGTCCTTATGGAATGCTCGGTTGAAGTCTCTTATTCCATAAAAATCTTCGCCGCCAAGTAACTTTTCTATGTTACCACAGACTACAACATCGAGATCAAAATAAAGTATGCGGCCTTGTATGTCCAACGACGGATCGAACATATGAACTTTATGCCACCAACCTTTGGCATATCCGGCATTTGATTGCACTATCAGTCTTACACCTTCGATGGGTTCGGGATCGTCCGTTAGGCAAACAAAATCGTAAGGTATCGTAATATGTCGAGAGACCATATTTCTCAATCTCTCGACATATTCTTTTCCGTATTTGTTTCCAAATCTAACGCAGAGTATAGTTACCAATGTCGTATCACTCCTGCTACAATAAAAATATTAGTGATAATGTAGATCAGGATGATTACAGTACGGACAAGTGCTATTTTATCAGCTTCCTGATCATTAGCACCTGCCTTTTCACCTAGGGCCTTTGCCCATAGTCTCCATATGTTACGCATCACCCTCATAGATCGCTGAGTTTCCTGCGTGTTCGAAAACTTCTACACTTCTCAGTTTTACACCTTGTCCAACCGGATATCTGGCAGTGAAAGTATTTTTAGGTCCTTGAGTACCGTGCAGTATCCAATGATCACCTCTCTGAAAGGTCTTAAGAATATCATCCATGGTCTTGTATGCGAGTTCTGCAAACTTTTCACAACCTACAGCTTCGACAACTCGTAGGTCACACATACCTCCTTGGTCCTGCAATCCATATGCCGCCATGCCTCGGAAAATATCTAGATAAGGGTCGTCTTGTGCGATAATCAGAGTATGATCAAACATATGTTCTGACCATTCTTTAAATGCTTTAAGACCGCCGAAGTCCATTACCCAGTTACGATCATCTAGTGTTTCTGATTCAAATATTAGTTTGATACCGATAGAATAACCGTGGAGCAATGAACAATGACTATGGGTGCTACGCCATTGTCTGAAACAACAACTGAGCCCTCTGTCGTTGCCGTATGTTTTAGTTGAAATATATTTCGCCATCTCTTGCCTCCTGTAAAAATAAGCGAGTAAGTTTGATGACACGCAGAGTATTTAGAGAGGGGTGAGCGTCATTCGAGTCCTCTTTGTGTATGTGTGTTTATTAATATACTATTTTTAGTTACCTTTGTCAACCACAAAATCATTTATGTTCTGGAAATGTACATGGTCATGTCGCCATTCTTCTGGTATTTTCCAACCTTCATTATTCAGTACTGTGAACTCTACGAACGGATTGATTTTGAAGATCATTCCTATTTGATAAATCCAATATGCTGGATCGACTGCATCGGCAGTCTCTGGAAGATAATGTTGTGTGCCTTTGTAGATGTTATTGATTTTTCCATTAGATGGATACAAGTCAAAACCTGCTAATACTATTTTTGGAAATCCAAGTTCAGTAGCCAACAATACAGCATAAGGACCACTACCCCAATGCTCGGCACGATCTTGTTTTTGTGTGCCTACATATGGAATATTCGGAAGAGGTTTGAATATTTCAACACGATTGAGCGCGACCATGTTTTGTGGTCTAACAAATATCCCTACTCGATGTTGATTAATGCGACTAGCTTCTTGTGCCATACGGACATCGCAGCATACAACATAGTCCATTGGATGGTCGCGGACGATGGCATTACAACCGATCGTAGTGAAATGGTTTGAAAGATTTTCAATGTCAAGGCTTTTACGGCTCTCACCGTTGCCTAATACCAATGCTTGCAACACTTATTTTATTTCGCCGAATGGTTTCCATTGTCCCGGAGTTCCGCCTTGCACACAGACCCAACCCATATAGGATCCTGTTGCAGGTTCCGAGTTCCATACGACATCTCCTCTATTGTATGTACCATCAATAGGGAAAGTGTTATCTTTAAAGTGAGCGACACCGTTGAATTTGATTGGCCCTGCAGCATCGAGGCTCATACGAGAATCGATATTATTAACACCGATACCTACAGCACCATGTACTTTGACTTTTATAGGACCACTTTGTTTGTTTCCTAGATCGATATTTCCATTAGCACCAACAGTGATTCTTGTTTTGTTATCAGTGACTATGCTAAGATCACTGCTGTTATATGTTCCGATAAGGCCGTTAACAAAGTCTTGGCTTCCAATAACGATTTCTGTTTGACCGTCAGCTACTGTAAATGTAGCGTGGGGAGTTTCTGTTCCGATGCTAAGACTGTCTAGTCCTGCATTATAGAACATGTATTGGTTGACACTAAACGAACCGTCAACATCGAGATTTTTTAATCTACCAACTTCTCGAAGATTACTCTTAACGACATTTTTACCTAGTCCGTTTTGATTTATAACTTCAATGCCGTTTATGTTTAGACTTTTACCTTCTGCTAGTTCTAGAGTTTCTGATAAAAATATTCTATCGGGATTGCTTCTAAACACTAACTGCTTATTGTAATCGTCTCTTAGCCAAAGTATACCTTTGTTTTCGATATCCTCAAACTCTATGAAGTCGTTGACTATTGTGGCCTTTGTCGAAACAAGGTCCTTGATTTGTTGTACTACTGAATCTACTTTATCGTTGGCCATATTATTGATTTCCAATCTTACCAAATGGTTCCCAACGTCCGGGATTTCCTGAGGTAATACATACCCAACCGACGTATGAACCTTCTCTAGGTTGTGTATTCCATATTACATCACCTACACCATGTATACCTGACGTAGGCGGAGCATTATTATATCGATGTACTCTGCCTTCGTATTTTATAGCACCGGCAACATGAAGATCAACATCTGTATCCGGATTAGCGACTCCAACAGCTAGTTTTCCATTTACTATTACTTGTACTGGTTCTTCGTTTGGGCTACCGAAAGAGACGTTTCCTTTTTCATCTATCAGTATTCGTGTTGTCGACAAAGTACCAATAGAAAGGGGACCTGAGCTCGTTCCAATGCGTCCAGGGTTTAAGTTTAGGTCTGCTCCTGATTCTTCTAAGGTTATGAATCCTTTAGGATCACTGGTTCCTAGACCTACTTTTTTATTAACATTATCAAAGTAAACAAACTGATCCAACACTACTGGACCGTCAACTATTAGTCCAGTTAATCTTCCTAGCTGTTCTAGATTGCTTTTAACTACGTTATCGCCCAGCGAATCTGCAGATAACACTGGAGTGCCATTTATTGAGAAAACTTTATCTTTTCCTAGATCAAGGCTTTCTGTAGACAGAAAACGATCTGGGTTTACTGTGAATAAGAACTGTTTTGTAGGTCCGTCGCCGGCCCAAACAAAACCTTTTCCGACGATATCTCCGTCGAAAGTTTTATGGTCAGTTAATAGCTCACGCAACGACTTCGCTAGGTCTTCCATTTGTTTAGACATATTGGGTTCCAAATACTTATTAGATATTTATCCCCAAAAGAAAAAGCAGGCCGAAGCCTGCTTTTTACTGAGCCATTACTTTGTTATTGTACTTTAAGCAATACAGTATCTTCATTAATGCGCCCGTTGAGCTTGATATCTACTGCTTTAATGTCTTCTAAGAACTTACGCAGAGCTACTTTTCCTGAACTCTTAAACTCTTTAAGTTGTTCATCGGGCTTGCGCAGAGTTTTTTGTACGCTCTTGTTCTCGTCAAACCCAATCAATGTAGTTCCTTTTACACGGATATCGTTGTAGGCAGCAGCCACATACTTTCCTAGCTTACGAGTTTTGGTGTTATAGACCCACACTTCTTGTGATCCAATGATGTCCGCAGGATTGATAGACACTAGTTTGAGCTGGTCGTCGGTCTTTTTGTACTTCAACTTAGCAACAAGTTTGTCTTTGCTAACAGCTTTCTTAGCACGTGGTTTGCGATTGACTTTACCTTCTTGCTGTAGCATTTCGCAGGCACTAAGGATTTCATGATAGAAATCGTAGAGCTTCTTGAGATTCTTTTTACCTAGCCAAGCATAACCTTCTTTAAGCTGATCGTCTTTGCCCTCGATAGCTTCTGCTACTTCGTCATGAGCACGTTGATACAAATCCTTAATAACTCGAGCATGTGCCCCTTTGCATTCGCGACCTTTGAGCAGATTAACGATCTTGATGGCTTTAGGATCAAAGCTATCCGGATCTAGTAAGAAGCTTTCGTGAGCATCTTCGATTTCTGTAGTCATAGCGTAGGCAGCTTCACGAAGTCGATCTTGGATAGAAAGCACAACTCCAGTATCTTTTTTCTCAGTAACTTCTTCCTCTTCTTTGATAGTCTTACCACGTTCGATGGCGTCAGCGATACGTTCACGGAGAAATATAGTTACAGGTTTGAGCTCGCCCATGGTTCCGGGAAGTTCTTCCCAATGTTTGGCTTCTTTTTCGTTAAGATCGGGCATACCGGTGCGCAGACAACGAGCGATGATAGCAGCCTGCGTGAGGTTGAATCCGCCTGATTGTTTGATATATTTGATATCTTCTGCGCTATACTTGTTTTCTTTCATCCAAGCATAGACATCTGGCAGGAGATCTGCTGTTTTGTATTCAGCATAGTAATAGGCTACAGCATTACGACGGAAGCGATGATACTCCTCACCGGTCATCTTTTCCCAATCAGCCCACTTCGGATCAGGATTCGCACCGCGGCGAGTACCTGCCGAAACAGAAACTTTCTTGGGTTTTGCTTTAGTCACAGCCATCACATGCTCCTATGTAAGTTAAACAATACATATATTATACGGCCAAAAAAGAGATTTGTCAACCTTATTCAAATCGTTCTACTTCGTCCAAATCGCCGTCTTCATTTTCTTTATATATGATAGTTTGGATATAATCGGTTCCAATACTATCTTCGGCTAACTTAACCGCTTCTTTTCTACTGCTAGTCGTTTCGATCAACTCTTCGTGACCCCGTTCGTCGACTCCCCAAACTTCATAGAGTTCGAAGTTCATTTTATTGCCATTTCTCCTATTAGGTTAAACAAACTTTTTCCAATCTCCATCAGGCGCAACTGCCCAACCAAGACGTTGGAGATCATTCCGGATCTCGTCGGTTATGCACCCTTCTGCAACATAGTTTCTACCATCCCAAAGTTTGTTCTCTTCTTCATCATGTGATACATCACGAATACCAGAACAATACCAATCGATATAATCACCTTTCTGTTGCATGTCGGCGATTATGCCACCAGCATATCGCCAAGAGCAACTCCATTCTTCTTGTTTGAGCACAGGTATAACTTCCAAACGGATAAAGCCATTGTTGCACATTGCCGCATATAAGTTTTGAGCGTAGGCATCATTGTTTCGAGCTTTCTCCAAAATCCAATCAGTAGTCACAAGATCGTACTCCAAATTGTTAATACGAGATTCTGGATCGTCAAACTTGCGGTTGTCATCATCTAGGATTTTTTGAAAGTAATCTAGATACGCTTCGTTAGGCTCTTCGCCTTTTTCTTCCATGCGTTTGATATAACCTTCTTTTTGGAAAGTATGTCTTTCAGGGCTTTTTGAAACCTTTGACATCTTCTACGGCTTTCTTAAGAGTTTCTGCATAGTTAAGAGCTTGTTGCTCAGTCATAGCGATAGTAGTTTCACACTGCACGTATCCTTTAGTCCAGATTCTCCATGTAAGGCGAAGTCTAGTTACAAGGCCATTCCAGAGATCTTTCCAGAACCAATCAAACTCTTGTTGCCAAGGACTATCGATATCATAACGCTTTTTAACTGATTCAGTCCAATAATCAGTCTTAGCGGTAACATAGGTGTTGACATTGACACCGGTTTCGTCTGCTTCTACTTCTACAGTTAGAGAATGATCGGGCTGACCACAGCCACAGACGACGCTGTACCATTTTGAATCACCCCAATCGTGGGTTTTCAAGATTCCTTCTGCTGGTTCTTGTGCTTTCATTGTAGTGTCCTATCGTTGCCTTTACCAAAGGCACGAACTAATCTTTCTCTATCATCGTCATCCATCTCGTCGAAATCTTCTTCGGTTAAAGGACGACCGATGCTTTCTAGTTCTTCTTTGGTCTTACCTTCAAACATATTTTTGATTTCGTTTATGAACTCATCGAGTTCTTCTTGTGTCCCCTCGAATCCGTCGAAAGCACCTGGTGCAAACTCGACTTTCAGGATTTTCTTTTCTTCAGTCATTTATGCTTCTATCCTTTTAACTTTGTCACGCGAGTCGTAGATTGATTTAACCATGCGTTGGTATTCATCTTCGTCCAAGATTGTCCGGTAGTATGTAAGTCCTTGCGTAACCATAATGGCTGCTACTTCTAATGGGCTATGATCTTCCATCATGAGAGTATTAAAAGACATAAACTTCTCATAAAGACTTTCTAGACTACCATCGCGTTCTGTCAGCATTGTTGTTCCTTTGATGTTTGTATTCTCTCTTGAGCCACCATTTAAACTTCTGGAAATATTCTTCATATGTGTATTTAGGTATCCTGGATTCAAAATGCTCGTCGCAGTTATCTAACCAAAGGTTTCTAACCCAGTTCCTAAATGGTGAAGATTTCATGTCCATAGTGATTGACGTATTTTAATAAGACGAATCATCATTTCTTCGTCTTCGTTCTCATATTGTAGTTCCAGTTTGTTGATTGTGTCAAGAGCTTTTCGTGATTCGGTTTTTTCTTTTTTAGTTTCGTCTTCTGGAAATATTTCGTCTGGATACTGTTTACGGCGACGTTCGCAGATATCATGCCAACCAGAAACTTCATAAGGATCCGGACGCTTTGGGCGTTCGTACTTCCACCACTTATAAAGGATTTCGATTTCCTTAGCAGCTTCTGCCTGTGCAGTAGGTACAGCTTCGTGCTTCTTATCCTCGTCCAAAAACTCTGCATTGGTCAGGGTTTTAGCCCAAGCACAGTAGGCCATAGCGGCTTCTTCCGAACGCCAGTTACGATACCATCGGCGCCACCAAGGATAGCTATACTTCTTGCGAGCTTCGCTGTCCCATACACAGTAGTTCCATGCTAGTTCCACTTCAACAAAATCAACCAGCTCATTGAATAAGCAAGGCAAAAAGCGGTTCCCCACGTCTTGCCAGCTGCCAGGTTTAATATCCCTGGGATGAGCGGTAAGAGCATGAGTGCGAGTAACAAAGCGGTTGTTAATGTAGTATCGAACATCGTTAATCCTATCAGGAATCCACATCCAAACGTCCTGGATGTAGTCAAGCCCTTCCTCTGCTAACCAATAGCGGAAAGGGTGTTTTTCTTTGGAGGCACGTTTCCACTGAGCCCATCCTTTAGATGTCTCAGCTGTAGGTTTATTTGAACCACGCAACCAATCTGCGAATCGTGAACAAGTCCAATAGTTTCTCATAGTCTTTTCTCTTAGCTGAACAACTTAATTATATGATAAAACAAAAAACTTGTCAAGATGGTTCAAAAACGAATCAAAACTTTTTTTGGTATCCTGCTAGATTGAGCATGATAGAATACTGTTCATAGGCTTTTTGGACTGCGGCATTTTGATGTCTGATAGTAGCTTCTTCCCGTTCTTTGCTCATTAGCATATCAAAGAAGTCAACTTCATGTTTAGTGTGCTGTTGCCATTTAAAAAACCTCTTCTCGAGTTCTATCAAGGTTCTTAAACGACTTTCAGGTATTTCTAGTGTGAACACACGTTCAGTTTCGTATTCCACTACATCATTTCTAATAATACTGGCGTTCTCAGGTTCAGTAAAAAACCGGGGAGGATGGTACCTCGCCCGGCGCTTAGTGTCATTGAGAACCCTAACTTCGTAGTTCTTGCAGAACTCGTCTAGGTGTTCTTTTTCCACATCAGTCCCTTTTGACTCCGATAATCTGTAGTAGATTGATAAAGAGGTTGATGAAATCCATATAAAGAGTCAATGCTCCTAAGACTTCTTCACGGCCTGTATCTGAGTCTACACTGACCATTTCGCGGATTTGTTGTGTATCGTAGGCAGTTAAGCCTAAGAAGATCACGATGGCCAATGCGGAGATCACCATCTGCATCACGGTGCTACCAATAAAGATGTTAACAATACTGGCAATACAAATGGCGATCAAACCAATAAACATAAACTGACCGACACTTTCAAGGCTACGTTTAGTAAAATATCCATACCCGCTCATAGTTACGAATAAGATACTAGCACCAAAGAAAGCCGATACTACAGAACCTAGCGTGAATACTGCGAAGAAGGCGCTGATACTCAGCCCCATCAACGCGGCAAACGCCATTAGGAATAACTGTAGCTGTGTCTTATTAAAGTTTTCCTGTGCAAAGGCAAACGCTAGAATAGCGACCAGTGGCAGGAAAATAGTTACATACTGCATAAAACCTGTGAAAAAGAATGATAACAGTGCAGGTGAGCTTGCGACTCCTGCAGCGGTCAACATACTGATAATCACAGCAGTGAGCATATTATTATAGACACGCAACATAGCTGAGTTAACGGCTGCTGCATCTCTATATGTACTTGTTGCAAACATGATATCTCCTTAAGTTAATCACTAATAAAGTCTACACTCATTGGGAACACTTGGGCAATGACCTGAGCACACATTTGGGCGATTTCCCTGTGTTCTTTTTGGGTTCCATTGCCCGAACGCAGTTCGATGAAGTGTACCCAACTGCGAAGAGTCCCATTCATATATAGTCTGCTTTCGATCAAACCCTCTGGTAATACAGCGCGAGCTTGTTCTTTGGCTATGCCATTAGCGATAGCCCACTCGTATTCTCGTTTGGCTGCATAGATGACTCGTTGCTGAGCTCGGTACCATTCGTTTTGTAACAGTTGATCATCCACTTCGACGCTATTCTGTCTGTTTTTGTCGTCTTGAAGTCGTGCTTCTCTTGTAACAAAGTTAAGGTCTTTAGTTGGGTCAGCATAGCGTTGACTGAACTCTTGGAAGCTAAAGCTTCTGTGTCGCAGGATTTGTCTTGCGATGTCTCTGGTTGTTGTGATTTCGACACAGGCTGAGACCATTTCGAGTGGTGACCAGTGTTTGTGTTTGACCAAGTATCTGATGAGTTTTTCTGATGTCTCGGTGTTAAACTGATTGCTGGGATTGCTGACACGGGCGCAATACGCAATGAGTTCCTGCGCATCTTCGATGCCCATGCCTGCAAACTCTGATGTTGGTTGTGAATAGGAGACCAAACGTACATTCATTACTTTTCCCTTAGTATGTCCATGATTTTTTCTTTTTCGATGATATCCCTCTCTAGTTCTTCGTATTGTCTACGAAGTTCCTTGAGCTGTTCCCACTTGGCCTCTAGCTGTGGGTTAGGATGAAGGATGGCTAGTCGGTCTTCGATATTTTTTAATGTTTCGAACAGACTGATATTGCCTTTTTTGATATCACAGTTATTGTCTAGATCGATACCCGCAGAAGTTATCTTGACATTAGCTTGGCTAGTGACACTATTGTTGATCCAGTTATAACTAGTTCCGGCCCCACCGCTACCTCCACCTGTTATAGTGTAGCCTGTGGCTGAACCGAGAGCACCATAACCACCGCTACCTACGGGTAGTGTAACAGTGGTCGTGGAAGGCACAGTAATGGAACCAGTAGTATAGCCAGTTCCATTAATAGTAATAGTGTCTGTACCGAGATAAGAACCAGTCATGGAATCATAACTGACGGTATCATCAGCCATCTTAGGCGGCCTTGGCTTCTTTGCGGGCGTTCTTTTCTTCTGTGATTTCATTGCGGCGAGCCTTAACTGCTTTGCCAACTTCTTGAAGTGCTTTACGAGCACGAGTACCTGCTGCATTATTGCCTGCTGCGAACTTAGCATCCTCTGCTAAAAATGCTTCGAATGCTTGTTTGAGTTGTTCTACTGTGTTTGACATAATAAATCCTTATAGTTATGTGTCTCTATATATCTTAGAGATTGGTGTGGTCGGTAGGATTCGAACCTACAAAGGCTGTGACTAAGTCGGCGCCCCGGTCCCGAGCATCGTTTCCCAACGAGCTGGAGGTCTACCATTATTTCCACTCACGACCACATGTACATTATATAACCTTGTTCTACAGTCTGCAACCTTTTATGGCTTAAATATGTGCAGTTTATGACACAAGACTTTCAAAATATACCATTCCAAAATATCGTTCGATTTGGACAAAGACCAATGCTGGAAAGCCCTTTGTTCTCTGTGAGTTGGATCCTGGGTAGGTTCTGCAACTACAACTGTAGTTATTGCTGGCCTTATGCTAGGTCAGACAAACTAGACTATCAAGATCTAGATGTATATAAAAGGACAGTAGATCAAATAAAAGAGCAGGCCAAACGAAACGGTTTTGATCAGTTTCATTGGAGTTTTAGCGGCGGTGAACCTACAGCCTACAAACATTTGAACGATCTTATTAAACACCTTGATGAAAAAGAAAGTTCCTATCAAAGTGTGCATATGACTACAAACCTAAGTCCAGGATCGAAATGGTGGAACACATGGTGCAATAATACAGCCATGTTACAGCGCAGAAGTATCACGGCCAGCTATCACGAAGAGTTCGCTAAAGAACAAGAGTTTGGAGACAAGTGTCTGCAACTATTAAATGAGTATGTACACGTCACTATTAATCAGGTGATGGTTCCTGAGAGATTTTACGATCTCTACGAACGTTGCCAAAGATTCTATAAAAGGGGAATCAATGTTACACTCAAACCGCAGAGCGATCCTACTGCGAGTTTTGTTGTAGAAGGTTACACTGAAGAAATGATCAATCTTATGCAAACTGGTTTCCCTCAAGAATCTTTTGGAGAAGAACTGTATCAGATAGCTTTGTATGATCAAGAAGGTCGAGAATATCTTTTCGATCAGGCAGAAAGATTTAACAGCTACGGATTTAATAACTTCAAAGGATGGACTTGTAATAGTGGATATCAAAGTGTTATAATAAGAAGTAATGAAGTTAAGAGGAGTTATAGTTGTCATGATGTTCCATTGGGAACACTCACGGACGGATTTGAGTTATTTAAAAATCCACAGATATGTGTAACCCCTAGTTGTGTTAGTTCAGCAGACAGCAAGATACCAAAATACAAATGAAAATAGATCTAGAACATCTCCACTATTGGATGCAGGCCATCCGCGAAAGCAAAGATCATATGCGGACATTAGATGCCTTTTGGCGTGGACAACTACGCAGCAAAGAGTGGCTAGTCGATACACTGGTGTATCACATCTATCCAGAACGTAACAAGGTATTGGACTTCCCGGTGTCGGTGGATGTACACGGTGGTTGGGTAGGTGTACTATCTAGTATGCTGTTTCAAAGTGCCATTCCTATCAAACATATCCGTAGCATCGACATAGATCCGGAATGCGAAGATGTGGCAAGAGTAATGAACAAAGGTGAAGAAGTAGTTGGAAAGTTCAGTGCCATTACCGCAGATATGTGTGACATAGTCAGTGAAGCTGATATAGTCATTAACACCAGCTGTGAACATATTACACAATCACAATATGATTCTTGGTTAGAAGGGCTACGTGACGATAGCATAATAGTATTACAGAGCAATAACTATAGACTTCCTGAACATATCAGGCACGCAGACAGCCTAGAACATTTTAAAGAACAATCACACATCGCCGTAGAATGGGCCGGCGAAATAGATTTGCCCTTGTATAAGCGTTTTATGATTATAGGAAAGAAACATGTATGATTATAAAGATATAAGAAACATACATCTTGAAGTAACATCAAAATGCCAAGCAAGATGCCCTATGTGTCCTAGAAGGCTTGCCGGCGGCCCGATGCAGCCCTTTGTTGAACTGGCCGAAATAGATCTCGACACATTTAAAAAATGGTTTCCTATAGATTTTATCAAGCAGTTAGGCCATCTAAACATGTGCGGCAATCTAGGTGATCCTATCATAGCTAAAGATACACTAGAGATTTTTAGATACCTTCGTGAAGTTAATCCCAATATTGGTTTACAGATGCATACTAACGGCAGCGCAAGGTCTGAGAAATGGTGGCGTGAGCTTGCAGGCTTAGAAGTATTCGTGGTATTCGGCATTGACGGTCTAGCAGATACACACTCTATATACAGAATAGATACTGACTGGGATAGGATCATAACCAATGCAAAGATCTTTATTGAGAATGGAGGTTCTGCAAGATGGGATATGATCGTTTTTTCTCATAACGAACATCAAGTAGATGCCTGTAAAGAGTTGAGTCAACAACTAGGGTTTAAAGATTTTACGGTAAAGCACACTAGTCGTTTCAAAGATGGCGAGTTTCCAGTGCTAGACGACCGAGGAAAAAAGATATACACTCTTTATCCTACATCAAAGAGTGAATCAATGATACCTAAGATAAAATCTTCTATAAAGGAAGAGCTACCCACTATAAGCTGCAAGGCTAAATCAGATAGTATGCTTTATATCAGCGCCACTGGAAACGTCACACCTTGCTGTTGGTTGGATCTAGAATGGGTTCCTCCGACTAGTTTTTCTAGGATAGACTACTTAGATAAGATAGATGTATTTCCTAATCTCAATGATCAAAGTCTGCAGGAAATATTCGACAGTGATTATTTCAACAAAATAGAACGCACCTGGAATACATGTGGACTAAAAGAGTGTGGAAAGCAATGCGGCTCATTTGATAGACAAAAGGCACAGTACGTAAATGAATAGTTCTACATTCTGTCCTTTACCATGGATACATCTAGCAACAAGACCCAACGGTGATGTGCGAGTATGCTGTACCGCCAACGCCAGTGGTGCAGGTCCTGATGACGTGAAAGATGCAGGTTTGGTTAAGAGAGATGGTAGGGTGATGAATCTGAGAGATAATACTATAGAAGAAGTATGGAACTCAGATTATATGAAATCTATTAGACTTAAGATGCTGGATGGCGGCATTCCTAGTAGTTGTACAAAATGTTTCGAAGAAGAATCTAACGGTATTATTAGCAAACGTGTATGGGAAACTATAGTTTGGAAGGATCGTATAGATATACAGTCAGTAGTCGATAAAACATCAACGGATGGAAGTCTTCCTGTTGACATTCCTTACTTTGATCTTAGGCTAGGAAATCTTTGCCAACTAAAATGTGTTATGTGTAGTCCACATGATAGCAGCAGTTGGATTAAAGATTGGAAACAACAGTATCCTAAGTACAAGACTTTTGAACTGAAACAAGATCAGGACTGGGATCGAAGCTTTGATTATACATGGTATCAGAAAGGTAGCTTCCTTGATACGATGAAATCACAAGCTCACAATATCAAGGAGCTCTATTTTGCAGGTGGCGAACCTTTACTAATCCCAGAACACTATAAAATATTAGAGTTTATGGTCGATTCGGGTAATGCTAAAAACTGTATCCTTAGATACAACAGCAACGGATTAGAGCTGCCTAGTAAGCTATTTGATCTATGGAAGCATTTTAAACAGGTAAAGTTTAATTTTAGTATTGATGCTTTAGGCGAACAAAATGATTATATACGTTATCCTAGCAAGTGGGCTGATGTAGAAAAGAATATAAGACTTTTAGATCAAACCGACGATAACATTGTTGTTAACATAGCCTGTGCAGTACAACTATTAAATGTTCTATATCTTCCAGATCTGGCTATGTGGAAAAAAGAATCTAACTTCCGTAAAATAAACCTAGCACCATTTGGCGGAGGACTCATAGGACTACATATGGTATACCTTCCAAGCTATCTTAATATAAAAGTTCTACCAATGGAAATTAAAGAGTTAGCTAAACAACGGATAGAAACATTTTTAGATCATCACCAAAGTTTAGAGTTCTTGGTCGGACCTACTGGTCGCAAACGGTGGGAAGGAATAATTAGTTACATGATGTCTGAGGATTGGTCAGATAAACTAACCTCTACAGTAGAATATTTAGAAGTCTGCGACAGTACTCGCGGTACAGATTTTAGAAAGATATTTCCGGAGTTGAGAAGTCTATAATGACACAAGAAGAACTAGAAAGAGCAGCACTTTGGTATAGTTTAGTCAATCTAGGTGCCGTGGTTAAAACTAAATGGCGCTTAGATCCCCACGGAGTTGAGCAACAGATATCAAAGTTCAAAGATAACTGGTGTCCTTATAATGCAAAAAAAGACACAGTAAACAATCGTTGGGGTTTGCCAGTAACAAGTCAAACAGGTGAAGTTATGGATAACTTCCATCTTAATAGTTTTGGTTACATGCAAAGGTACCATGATTCTTCTCTAAAGGAATCTGACTTTACCACACCGACTGATGTTTATCATTCGGTCCCTGATATTAAAAATCTAGTTGATGTTTTTAGACCAGACATTGGAAGAGTGCATCTTTTACGTGTTGACAAGGGAGGTTTCTTTCCGCCGCACAGAGACTTCCACGGTGTTAGCCCAGAGTACTTTAGATTGATTGCTGTGTTTGGTAGATGCAGTCCAGAGAACTATGTACAGATGATAGACGGTCGACCTGTGTATCTAGAACCTGGTTGGTTATATTTTGTAAACTTCCAACTTGATCATAGCGTGTTTAGCTTTAGTGATAATCTGTATTCATTGATACTTACAGTCAAACTCAATGAACGGACTCACGAGTTAATAATGAATAACACAATGTCAGAATGAAACTGCTATATCAAAATCCCTCTAAAGAAGATTGGTTTCTTGTAGCATGGACACTGTCGAATAAATGCAACTATAGATGCGATTATTGTCCTAGTTTTCTGCATGACGGTAGCACTGGTCATCCTAAATGGGAAACGGTAAAACATTTTATAGAAAACTTCAAGGTAGACAAAAAAGATATCTGCTACCGTATCAGCGGAGGAGAACCTACCTATTGGAAGCACTTCATTGATATGGCCAGACTGATCAAACAGCAAGGTCACTATTTTAGCTTTCTAAGCAATGGTAGCCAGTCAGTAGAATATTACAAAGAAATAAGCAGATACAGCGATGGGATTATGTTGAGTTTTCATGAAAAATATTCTGACCCAGATCATTTCATAAACATCGCCAATGCTGTAGAGTGTCCTGTTGTAGTTAATCTAATGCTAGTCAAGGATAAGTTTGACGAACTAATAAAGATAGCAGAACACCTATATAACAATACTTCTAGCCTGGCTGTGTGGCCAAAAGTTGTATTGGACAAAACATCAGTAGATTATGTTACTAATGATGTCAGTGATTATGATCAGAATCAAAAAAACATAATCAAACAATGGCCTTATTTTAGAAAGATCAACGACGATAAAATCCATCGAGGAGAGCTAATGCTTGATGGTAACAAAATCACAGGTAATGATATAATAATCAAGGGATTGAACAATCACCAAGGCTGGCAATGTTGGGGAGGTCTTCATATGATCAGTATCGACATGTGGGGAGACATTTATAGATCCGAATGCCGGCAAGGCGGCAAACTAGGAACCTTAGAGCAATATCAAATGCCTACAGAAGTGTTAACGTGCGGAGCTACTAGATGTAGCTGTCTTAGCGACATTTATCTTAGAAAAGAATCCAAAGACATAATATAACTTTCTTTGTCTTTGAAACTGTAGGCCATAGTCTTGACGATTCCCTCGTGTTTTATAGGCCTACCTAAAAGATAATCACTGCAATATTCTTTAGCTATTATTTCACCATCAGTATCTATCAACAATATAGGGCAGCTTGGAGTTCCGGTGGGAAGAAACATGGCCTTACCTTGATAGTTGATTCCTGATCTAAATCGATATTTTCCACCAAAGTTGATTCCTATATCAAAAGTTTTATATTTCTTAGTTTCTACATCAAATATTAAACCTAGATTACTGTCATGTTGATGTTCGTCGCCGTATGGCAATGCGATTATAGAACTATCAACCAATACACCTGTATTAAACTTTTTTGCAAAGTCTGGTATATCTAGTTCGTGTAGCTTATAGGTTTCTGTAAATGTATCAAACTCGATGATCTCTGTAATGCCAGGTTCTTCTCCGTAGGGCAGACAAAAAAGGCTGTTACCGTAAACTATGATATCTGTGTATTTCCTAGTGACATTAGGGTTCTTGATCTTAATATCATATCTAGTTATTTCATACCCATCAAATCTGACTAGATCACAATACCCAGGAGTATCACCTCTGGGCGCACTCCAATAGCTACCATTGCAATATACGGTGCCCATATGAAGCTTAGTATGATTCTTTTTATCAAAGTCTATGGTATGCACTTTATCATTCTCTATGTAGATTCCATAGCCAGTGTCTTCGTACCCTAAAGGAAAACTGAACGCGGTATTACCGTTAGTGGCCATTCCATAGAACTGCCCCTTGCCTGGTCTATCTATATTGTGATAAATCGCTTCTCCGTTTTTTATTTGGACGATGACGTTGAAGTCGTCCCATATCCCATAGGGAATGAACCACACGCTATCTCCGATGCTGGCCACAGCATTAAACTTACTAGTAGCCGAAGGCAATGTAAGATTTATGAATGATATATCATCATTATACATAAACATCGCTTTACTATAATCTTTGCATTTCTCAGTGGCAAACGGAGGGCTGACCAACACACCGTTATGATTATGTAGTAGAAGATGCTTGATAGGTTCTTCGTGATAAAAATCTTGAAAGGCCTTATATGACATTTAGATCTATTTCCTTGATTACTTTTTCTTGTATCGTGTCAAATACTAAAACTGTTTGAAACTCTTTGCTCTGCCCATAAGGGAAGGTGAATATTTTATCATCTAATATTACACTGGCATTAAATTTTTCTATAGTAGTCGTATCGGTGAAATGATCACTGATATCTACAGTATAATGGCTGTCATCTTTAGTATCAATAACTAATACTTCTGCAAGGTCTCCGTTTCTTTTCCAACTATCTCTGGGTTCACAGACACATCCGCCTCTGGGGATGTAGTAGATCTTACCCTGGCTATTTTCCCAACCGGTAAAATATTTTTTGCTTTCTTTTCCTAGTCCTAATGATATAGTTTTCCAAGTGTCGTCGTTGGAGTTTATAACTAACAGATCACTCCAGTCGTCCTCATGACCTGCAGGCGGGCAATAGATTTTTCCATTACGTGCTGTAGTATGGCTGTAATATTTTCTTGAAGTTTCTTTTAGCCCAGTTCTTTCATAATGCCAGTTAGTGTCGAATCTTAACATAATATCGAACTCTGGATTTTCACTATACGGTGGAGCATAGAGTTTATTATTAGCTTTGGCTAATGTAGTAAACTTTTTATTTGTGTAAGACTGTTGATCATAATCCTGCCACAGGAAAGATAGATCATATAACTCATATTCCAATGTGTCACAGTCTAAACGCACAGCATACGGAAAATAGTTTTCCAACCATCTTTCACCCCGAGGCACAGCATATATCTTTCCGTTGAGATATTGACTAGTGTGCCATTTCTTTTGATCGTTGGGATTACAGATTATGTTTTTGAATCGAAGATCACCGGTATCAACATCAAAGGAAACAGCAAAGTTGAAGTTGTTGTTTTCTCCATATGGCAACGCCAATACCTTTCCTTCGTGTAGATGAGAACATATATATTTTCCTTTAGAATCAAAGGGAAGTTCTACATAGGATACAGTATCGTGATCCGTGTCTACGATTAATATATTCCTTTCATTGTAAGGAAGAAAGACTATTTTGTTTTTATAGGCGACACCGAACTGCCATTTTTCAAAACTTCCATCTACTTTCAAAGGTATTTTTGTTACCTCGTAAGTGATAGGATTTACTTTGATCATATAGTCAATAACTTCGTTCAACCCGTAAGGAGGAACGTAGATCATTCCGTTATTACCTACGGTTGGAAAACTAAAAGCCTGCGGGGTCATAACCTATTACCTTGTAAAATCTATCACCAAATGCAGAGTGTAGATCTCTATGCATCTTATCTAAACTTAGTTCTTCTGCATACATTCCTACATTGTCCCAATCACAAAAATGTAGTTGATCACCTTCTATGTAGATATTACTTAACACCCAATCGCCATGAGAGTAAGGTGCTGTTTCTTTTATATTTTTCAAACATCCTTCGTAGACAAACAACATAAACTCGTCTGTATGTTCTCTGAGGTTAGCAGGAAAACCTTTTAGTTGTTTGAACACAGCCCAAGCACCTTTTAAATCAGTTCCGTGGTCTAATACATAACCGGGCATGATCTTGTTTAAGATTTCTACGTGTCTGTATATCCAATAGAGATCTTTATCGTACCAATACTTTTTATAGTTTCCATCGTCG